TAACAGACTGTGTACTATCAGTAGTTGCCTTGGTCCATCCGTTTAAAATTTCAAAACCTTCTCTTGAATTATATTTTCTAATATAACCTTCTTTAACCGAAGCTGTTATAGGTAAGTCTCCTACATTAGCATAAGTTAATGTATCAAAAGATAAATCATATTCAAATACAATATCACCAACATTTTCAATATTTCTATATGTTAACGGAAATCCTAATTCGCTATCGTTTAACCCTTGGCCTACTTTATAAGAAAATAATTCAGTGCCTTTAAATGTAGTAGATTCAAATTCATTTTCGTCTGAATAACTTGTTCCGGATTCATTGAAAATATCAAATAACGGTGACTGATTTAAATTTAACTTTTGTTGTGTTAATTTCCACTCAGAACCGTTAAACCAAAGCATTTTACCTTTAAAATCTGTACCCTGTTTACAGAGTACAACTTCATTTAACAATGGTAAGCTATCAGAAGTTTCCTTAAATGTAATTTGTCTACGATTTTGAAAATTAATAAATTCAACTTCAAAAATCTTACCATAGACTAGAGGATCACTGTCAGCAGTAAACAAAACTCTCATACCATTAGATAGATCTACATCATCGATATTATAGCCTTCAGTTCCTTCAATAATACTAAAAACATCTTTAGTAAAATTATCTACTAAATCGATACTCTTTTTAACTTCTGTTCCGTAATTAAATAATTTTAAGTTAGGTTCAAATTCAATAATAGGTCGTGTTGCTCTTGCACTTTGATCTAGTTCGAGGGGTTGATTATTAATTTCTGCACTTTTTTCAATTACACTTCTATGAAACCAACGATTATATTTTGACCACAAATTTCCATCTTGACTTGCTCTATTAATTGTAATATAATCTTTGTTAGCAGGATATCCAATTGCTTCTGAATACGGAAATTCGTCAAATCCTTCGTTATCAAATTCTACAATTAAATCTGAGGTATACGAACTAGGAACATTAAGATCTTCTTCTGATTTAAGAACTATGCTGTCTCCAACTCCTTCTACATACCAAAAACCTGTTGAATATTTTTCAGGAGTAACATTTCCGATAAATTCTATTTTCATTCCATTAGAAAGTTCAATACCTGTTTCTGTTTTGTAAGTCTTTGTTCCTAATATTTCTTCTTCTACATTAATAGAGGTTGCTTCGTTAATGTCAAGAACATTTATAACATTACTTGCATATAAATCGTTATCAGACATATAATAAATTAAATCAGGTGTACTTTGATCTAGTGTAACTTCAATTGTCCCTTTTTCTACTCCGTTACTACTTACTACTCCTGTTAAATTAAAGGCTGTATCTAAATCCCATAAATCTAAATTTAACTCTAGGCCAGATACATGTTCCGAGTTACAAATATAGATTCCGCCATTAAAATTAATTATTTCACCCTTAACATACAAAAAATTAGGTCTATAAATTGGCGCTGTTGATTTCCTAGATCTAAAGGATAAAGGATTACCAGGGGTGTCAATTTCAAATTTGTATGTAATGCCTCTAAACAAGGTTAAAACAGGATTTTGTGTAAGTCCATCCGGTGTGAATACGTATCCGTAGTTCTCACCATTATTAACTGCGGTAACTTTAATAGTTTTTACTACATTGTCTTTTTCGCCTGCAATTTGTATAGGTCGCGGACCAGTAGGTAACCAATAGTATTCTCTAAAGTTAGTAAACTTATCAAAATCGATATTAGGGCTCCAAGCATAGTATTCTTGTCTATTCAATAAGCTATGGTCAGACACGCTGCCACCTAACGAATTTAATTGATTAATATAATCGTTATAATCGCCATAAAAATCTATATTCCCTAACGAATCTTTTACAACCGAAGCAGGCTCAAATTGATAGTCTTCTCTTTGTTTAGAAACATCGCCAATATAAAAATCAGTTGTTTGAAATCCTTTGGCTTCTTTTTGACCATAATAGCCATTAAGTTTTTCTGCAGAGCCAGGTTGAATTAGTTGATCAATTGTGCTAGAAAGGAATTTATTATTAACTCTAGTTCTAAAATATCTAGGTAAATGATCTGAACTTCTGCGTCTGTCATTATCTCCAATAGGAAGATTCGTAGGATTTTGATCGTTATTATATGCCATTAGTAACTAAGGCCTCCATTAGTTGACGTTGAAGTCGATGCACCGCTTTGGATGCCTGTATTAGCAGCAGTAACACTCGTAACAACTGCACCTTGTGACTTTAATCTACCAGCAGTAATAGCATCTATTACTTCTACATCCGACACTGTTGCACTACTAATAAAAATTTCATCTGACTCTGATTTAATTTCTTGTAAAGATCCATATGTTTGATCTTCTTGTACTGGCACAATAACAAACGTAACAAGGTTTGGTGACAATTGACTCATTACATATGTAGATAATTCTGAAAAATAGAACCTATCTCCGAAGTCCCAATTATCAAGTGAAAAGAATTTATTTATTGCACTAATAACTTTTGATTTTACTTCGTTATCGTTTAACACTAATTTAGGATTTTTTACAATTTTAAATGTTGCTTGCAAGTCTTCTTTCGCCTTTGATCCGAAAAGTACTTTGTACTTAACTGGATGATAGATAATTTCGTCACTTAATGATTTAATTTTATTTAAGTTAGCAGAGTAGCTAATATACAAATCGTCACTGCTAGGAGGCAATGGTTTACTATCTAAATCGCCATCTAACCACTGTCTGTACAATGTATCATAACCTCTAGTTAACAGATATGTATCGATAATATTACTTGCACTAGGGTCAATTCTACTTTCTTGATCAGCGGAATGAACATACTGAAACTTTAATCCGTCTCTACCAATAAATGCTTTATAATCAGTAGTAATAGTTAACGTTGTAGTTGTTTCGTTATATATTTCAAAAATATCTTCTTCTAAATAATATAAAATATCACCGTCATCATATTTGCTTAACGAGCCTCTATTAGACTTTGAAAGTAGTATAAGTGCATTAGGATCTCTAAAAATATTATTTTTGTTTTCGTATAAAAAGTCTTCAACACCATCTGAAGATACTTTTTTCTTTAAAAATACTAGTTTTTCAGTTATATTATCAGAACTAATATTAACTTCGTCTACTATATCATCAAATATTTCAGGATTATCTACAACACCGTCGTCGTCTTCGTCAAAGAAACTTACTTGTATTTTTTTACTATCAATATACCCTTCGGCATCTCTGTATTCTTCAACAATTTCCCAAAGATAGTCAGTATTAAAAGGAACTGATTCTGTGGGTTTATTATTAATGTTTAATACATTTATTTTATCTTTTACAACTCTTCCAGTACGATTGTTATAAATTTTATCACTACTATCGTAATAGAATCTTATGTCCTTGTCACTTTCAAATATGTAACGTAGGCCGCGATATGTAATGGTGTAGTTTTCTCCGTCAGTATTAAATTTTAAAATCCAACTTGCATCTAACTGTTGGCCTGCTGTGCTACCAGTTTTACCTGTACTAAACTCACTATTTGCTGCTAAGTTATTTTCTGTAATTAGGCGCCATTCTCCGTCGGTTCTTGAATATCTCAATCCGAATGTTTTGTAAGAAAATATTTGAGCAGTAATCTGTGCTTGGACATCTGGTGTAAGAGTTGTCGGAAGTGGGGTTCTAATTTCAATTAATTTTGATCCTGTAGGAATGCTATCGTTAATGGTAATTGGGCCAGCATCGCTTTCTTGAATTTCAGTACCGTCTCCTATAACTGTTATAACCTTTACCCATTTATATGTTGATCCGCCTCTATAATCTGGTTCGCCTAGTTCAAGTTTGCCGTTTAAGAAGTGATATCCTTCTGGTGGAATATACTTTAATAAACTATTTGGTTTAACAAATTTCATGTTAGATCCGGTAAATGATCCTATTTTAACAAGAACGCCCGCAGCGTTAGACATTCTACCAGTAAAATTATTAGTATCTTCAGTAGTTTGTGTCCAAACTGCTCCTAAATCTTCAACTAATAATTTAGGAAATGTATTGTAATAATAATTTCGAACTTTAATGCTAGACAATATAGGTTCAATAGTGTTAAGTATCTGTCCTTCAATGTCTGTAAGAGTTTCAAACGAGAAGCCTGTTTTTAATGTTAAAAAATCTTTATAAACTGCGCCGTCTGTACCAAAAAGATTCGTAGTACTATATTTTCCAGTAGAATCAACTAAGTCAAAATATCTACTAATACCACTTGACACTCTGTTTACACTTTTTGCTTTAACTATTTCTTGACTCACAGCAAGTGGGCCTAGTTGATAATCTTCTCCAGTTATCATTCTATTTTGTGTATAATATGTACTAGGAGCATTTTTCTTAATGCTTGCATTAGTTTCTGATATTGTTGCATTGTCAACAGTATATTTTAATTCAAGAGTAATTGTTATAGTTTCAGCTTTACCTGCTTTTGATACATATGGAATACGTACAGCAATACCACGTAAACTGTCTGGTGTAATTATAAGTCTTTGATTTTTACTAGAACGGTAGTATACACGGAAATTTCCTTGCGGTAAATTACCAAATGTACCATCTGAAAAGATTAAACTAATTCGGTCTTCAATGCGTGTTAATATACTATAAATATTTCTAATGCTTTTATTTAAACTATTATAAATTACATTGTTACCTTCAACTGCATCTACCTTTGTCCAAAGTTCTTGCTCATTTCCAATACTATCTAAGTTATATAACCAAACATCTGACTGATTAATGTTTCTTGCATCAATTGCTACAACTTGACTTGTGCTAGGATTTGTTACATTAAACTGTCCAGTGTCAATTTTTCCTTGTCTAAAGTGTGTAAAGAATCCAGTATTCGAACTCGCAATGCCTCTGCCATCGTCTCTGTAAAGGAATGCAAAGTTATTACCAGGGAACGGTGGCTCTTCGTATATTTCATTATCATTTATATCTGTCGAAACAACTTCAAATGCAACACTTTTGCCGTCAACTGTTTTTGAGAAACTATACACAGGAATTTCGTTGTTAGTTGAATTCATACGGTATTGTTCTGTTGGAACTCCGGAAATTTCTTCTGATTTTACAGGTCTTCCAAAAGTACCATTAACAGGTAACGACGAATTCATTACTCTAATAAATTGTTCATACCAATCAGGATTTGAAGAATCGTTCCATTGAATTGTTTGATTCTGAAGGTTAATTCCATTTGAATCAACTAGTTCTTCAGTTGTACTAACTGCTTCAATTTTTAAAAGCCCGTTTGCTGCTTGGTTACGCTTAGGATTATAAGAAAGTAATCTTGCTAAACGTAGTACACTCTCACGGCGTTCTGCTAGTTCTAGGAAATTTTCTCTAGCATTTAGATCAATACGGAATGCAATATTTTGACCTAAAAATGCAATCATATCAATTAGCGCAAGATATTCACTTGACTCAATATAATCATTAAAATCTTCTGGATAGTTTTCACGCAAGTAAGAGACCATTGTGCGTCTTAGATTGTCAAAATCGTAAGACTTAAAGTCTGCATTACGGAAACTTTGATAGACACGTTTCCAATCTTCTGCTAGTAATAATCTATTTTGTCTATCTGTAGATGACATGCTGTTTTCCTCGTTACAATGTATTTATTTTATTATATTATGTGCGTAGTTTATTTTATGATAAAAATCCAGCATTTTCATCAAATTTTAGTTTCATATTTTCAGAAATATTATAGGGTAGATAACTTAGTGTACATTCAATTTGTATTCCGCTTTCGTATGTAGATATTATAATATTATCAACATTTACTCGAGGATCATAATTAATAAGTCTTGAAACATTTTTAGTAATAGCGTCACGAAGTTGATCAGTTAACGGCTCAAATAATACATCCCAAATAATAGTTCCAAACTCAGGATCACTTAGTTTTTCACCTTGACGAATATGAAAGTGGTTAATAATATCTTGTTTAATAAGTGCAATATCATATAGTACCCATTCGGTTGCATCAGGGTCAACTGTGCTAATTCCCCTGTATGCTCTCGATTCTGGAATAGGAGACTGGGACTGATTACCAGGAACTACTATTTGTTTGTAAATGCTCTTTTCTTGTGTGCTCATATCATATTTACCCTTATGTTAACTCGTAATAGTCGCCGTCTCTATTAACTGTATACGTTTGTCCATTTCCTAATGTAATTTGAGATCCGTCTGAGTATTTTCCATCAGCAACATCGTTAAGTATTTTTACATCAATAACAGGATCAATTCCTTCAAACGGATCAGCAGAGTCTGTAATAGTTGTAGGTCTCGGAGTTTGACCTTTTGCCAACGTAGTTCGTAAATTAAGTAAACTACCAACTGCTCCTATTGTTTGAGATATTGCAGATCCAGTAATACTATTTGTAATATTGCTTAATGCGCCTGGACTTGCTATACTGTCAATTGCACCGACAATCGATTGTCCTACGCTATGTGTAATTTGAGAGGCAGATTCTGCTACAGAATTTACTAAGTTTCCGACACTAAACTGTCCTACGCTTTCTTGTACTCCGCCAAGTGCATTACCTACATTTTTAGGAACACCTGGTATCGAAGCATTAGGAGTAGATACTACTCCGTCTGTAGGAGGAGCAGCAGGTGCTTCTGCTGCTTCTGGAGGAGCAGTATTTGGTTGAGCGCCAGCTTCGCGTGTTGTATTTTGTCTAAATGTATCAGGTGTTACAGCAGTAGTGTTGAACAAATTTTCGTGCCCACTCCAAGGTTCGTGCAAGGGAACTCTTGCGCTTGGTATAGCCGCTGTCGGAGCTGTAGGCGATGCAGAACTATGTGATCCAAGTATTTGATCATCACTTCCTGGGCGATCTGTCCAAGATGAACCTGCACTAGTTCCATTAACACTTCCTGCTGACAGAGAACCTGTGTTTGTATTTGCACTTATTATTGCATTGCCGTTTACATCTAAATTTTTCATATTTGTATCAGGAGTATCTAAGTTTACACTGCCCGGAGCAGTTACGTTTGTATCGCCGGCTGCTTTTAAATTAATATCTGCTCCTGCTTCAATATTAACATTAGCACCGGCCTTCATATTAATGTCTGCTTCACTATGTACACTAATACTGTCTTGTGCATAAATGTCAATTTTTCCGTTTGCAGTTAATTCAATCCAAGTAGTGCCTCGTGCATTAGCAATATAAATTAAATCTTCAGTATTATGAAGTAAAATTTGATGACCCGTTCTTGTTCTTAAACGTACTAGTTCATTATGAGGAAGTGTAGGATCGCCGTCTGTTTCTCCAGCTTCGGCATTTGCATACACAGGAGGTCCGTCTTTTGCTGGAGTTTTACGCAACAATGTAGCATCACCGTCATCAAACACTAAACTACTGCCGCCTAATCTATTTTGAGGCATAGGAGTTTGTGCAAAATTTTCTCCGTAATTAACTCTAGGTGCACCTGGGCGCCTGTCTTGTGGTCCTGGACTACTAAATCCAGTAACTGCGCTAGGAACTTCTCTTCTAGAACTAGTACTTGTTACACCCCTTATTTCGTCATCAATTAAACCTTGTGTAGTTAACACATCAATAGCATCTTGATTTGCTGGTTTTACAAATTGTGTACTATTTCTGCCAGTACCGTCTTCGGTTCGTTTATTGTATTCTACAACAGGCAATTTTCTAGACTGATCAGAATCATTGTATGTACTGGAAACAAACGGATCAGGAGTCATAATATTTGTGTGGTCTTCAGGAATACAACCAATCCAAAATGCTGTGCCGCCTTCTGCAAAAATTACAAGAACCTTTGCACCAACATCTGGAGGAACTCCCCACCAGCCGTAGCTGCGTTGACTACTTATGTGGCTTTCATTATCAGTTGTTCCTTGCAGTGATGTTATTCCGTAAAACGGGCTAAGATATTTTGCTACAATAATCTGACCTGGTGCATTTGTAGACTGTCCTGAATTTGATGATGTTAAAAGTTCTACTTCAAGGTTTCCCATATATGTAGTATCTAGATGATTTCTAACAATAGCAATTTTAGGCTGCGAAGGAAACTGCTCCTTAGTGCCGCTTTGACTTGTTCTTTCTACTTGATTTTTATTAACTTTATCCATTGCTATCCTATTTCCAGGTTAAGTTCTTCCTGTTGCTCGATTTGCTCTTGCCAAATACGCATTATGTTGTTCTTCGAAATCGGCATTAACTTGTGCATCAGTACGATTATCTGATGGTATTGTAGGCGCAGCGCCACTAACCGACGACGATATATTTCCAACAACATCAGTTGCAGCAGAATCTAATGCTGCAACACCATTTGCTACTGCTCCGCCTATACCTTGTGTTAATGTTGCACCTAATTGATCAATTTGACCTTGTATATCGTCAATAGCGCCCTGAAATGCAGCAACAGGCGAAGATATTAACGGCGATATAATAGCATCAAGTCCCTTTTCAATGATACTTTCTATAGAAATATCAATAGGCGATATACCTGTATCTTCTGGTTGATTTCTTCTTCTAATTGTTTTTAATTTTTGTGTAAATCTATTCTCACTCCAAGAATTAGTAACTTCTATTACTTGATACAGACCACTGAATGCACCAACAGCTTTAGTGCCGCCTGCTGGAAATTTCATAAACCCAGGATCTCGTATATCTACAGGAGTTCTAAAATTTATTAGAATATCTACTTCTCCGCTTTGATAGTCCATCGACCCGTCACTATTTAAATTAATACTACCTGTAGGAGATGCACTGTAATTTCCCATTCCGCTATCTGTAATATAATACGGATCTCCCCAAATTTCAAAGTCAATACCTACTAAATCAGTTTCACTATTTACAATTGCGTCATTAAATGTTCTTGCAACTGCATTCTCAGGATGATTTTGCGGTCCTGACCCAGCTTCGCCTGTGTTTGTAGTAGGAACAGGTCTAGTAGCAGATATACCTGATGTTGATGAATTAGTACTGTTGCCTGGTGATGCACCGTGTACAGGAGATTCTGGATTTATAACTAATCCGTTTGCGCCAAGTGTAATTTGATTAGCATTTAATTGTCCGAAATCACCATTTAATGCTGTAAAAAATGCAGCGTTAATATTAATATTAAAATCTATAATATCATCATTCTCACCAGTATATAAGTAGTCATATTCTTTAACAGCTTGGCGTCTTAAATTTAGGTATCCTGGCGGGGCAGATGTAGGAGATGTAAATCTAGCTACGTGATTTTGAAAAGGCATAACTTTGTATACATAAACTTTTGCGCCTTCACCGGTTGCAGCAACATTTGAGTTTCCTGGAATTAAAAATACATCACTTTCAATTCTAAACCAAGTTTTCATACCATTAGCATCTGGTTGCTCAGTTACAAAATTTCTTGCATATTCTGAAAGTAATATAACCTCTTCTATTATGTTTTGTACTCTAGTTCCTTGAGCAAAATTAATTCGTCTACCTTCGTCACTTATTTGTATATTTCCGCGTTGAAAAATTCCCGGAGCATTTTCTTTATCTTCAACAAATCCTGGACGGCCGAAGTACTGAGTTCCTTGGTCTAAGTAACTCTTGACAATTTTACTTTGACCTATGGCGTTTATGTTTTCTTCACTTTCTGCAGACTCTCTAATAGACTCGCCTACTTGGCTACGTGTTACAACAATGCCTAATACTTTGCTAATTTCTGCATCAAAATCTGCAGGAACTTCGCCGCCTTCGACGCCAGTTAACTGATCATAAAGTTTTTGATTTCTGTCTTCTTCGCCTCCAGCGCCTTCAGTTCCGGGTTCAGCAGCAGACGCAGTAGTTGCCCCTTGTAATGCTTGTGTTGCAGCACCTAGCGGAGAACTTGATGCGCTAGACATGCTTTTAGGAAACATAATAACATATTCGTCTGCAACTGGTTTGTTACCTGCTTGAACTTGTTCTTGTTCTCTTGTATTTAAAATAGTAGAAAGGCTCTGTGGACCAGTTTGTAAAAGTTCTGCTATCGTTGCACCTTGTATATCTACTGTTACTGGAGTCATTTGTACTTCGTCTGACATTGCAATTTCATGATAAGGTATAGCTTCAACAAAATAAGAACTACCAGCTTCGGTAACATCAAACTCAACGTTTGATAATTTTAATGGAAACATTCTAGTAGATCTAGCATCTTTAACAGAACGCCCACTATCGTCATAACCGATAAATTCTACTTGTAACAAATACACTGCTTCTAAATAATTTGTATACCCTGCCTTTGCAGCAGCAATATGTAGAGATTGTAAAAATAAACCCATACTATACGGTTCAGTAACATTAAAACTAATTGTAGTAGCATTTGTCTGTTGTGTTTTACTGTTAGGGGTTACAAGACATATAATATCAACATCTTCAATAAAGTATTCGCCGGTAATTCCAGCAGCACGTTCTAAAGAAGTTTTTACTTGGTCATTTCCTGTTCCGCCAGATTTTATTATTGTTACATCTGGGCCTTTGGACCTATATGTAGAGTTTGGAGAGTTATAAGTTGTTTTACTTACAGCACCAAAAGTAAAAATATTATTATAGCTTGCAAATTTACGTAAAGAGTTAGGTTGTAAACCGATAGGTCCGCCGCCGAGGCCGCCAAACAAGCCGCCTAACGCACCACCAATTGCATCATTTAGTGCACCACCAATTGCATTTCCTATTGCAGCACCTGGATTAGAAATAAACGAATCAATCGCGGTAACTGCACCTCGTGCAGAGTCTGCTGTGCCTGCAAGAGCTCTTCCTAAAGGATCTAAAGAGATATTTGGAGACATTGGTAGTGGCTGACTAAGTGCATTACCTAACTGATCAGACGCCTCTCCAAGATCTTGTCCTGCTTGAGACAGTCTAGCTTCTAAATTTTGTGGTAAAAAAGGCACTGTGTTAGCCTCCTAACTTTGATGTAATATTTCGTTCTTTAGGCAAGTATATTTTTGTGCCAGGTCTAAAATCATATACAGGATCTTTTAAAACATTCATATTTCTTTGAGCAAAAACCCACCAATAACGCCTATCACCGTACAAGTCGTAAGCTAATAAGTCTGGTCTGTAAGTATACTGCGATTCAATTTCATATAAAATATCATCGTTTTCTGCAGGCACAGGTCTAATATTTAAAATTCCTAAATACTGTCCGTTAACTTGCCTAGTGTCTTTATAAGGACTTTTATCGTCATAATTAGCCATTAAATGTACCCGTCTCCGCCTAAAATATATCCGCCGTTAACGAATTTATCAAGACTAAACTTATTAACCTTGTCTCTACTGTATGCAGGAACCATCGAAACCGAAATTTCAGACTTAGTTGGAGCATAAGATCCGTTAAATCCAACACTAGCAGGTATATAGTCTACATCAGAGGGCAACGTAACGTTAAAATTTTGAATAACTACTGGTACATTATTAAAAACATAATCACCGTAGCCATTAAGCTTTGTTACTGGTGGAGGAGATCCTTTATTTGCACTGTCACCATACGCCATTTTAGTTATACTTCTTAAAAAATGTACTGCGGCGATCCAATATTCAGCTTCTTTTGAATTCTCTACTGTAAATTCTCCTGTAATTGTAAATGCATCTACAGACGAATTGCTATAAATTTGAAAAGGATAATTACTATGTGTAGGTGTTAGTGCGCTATAGTTAGCACTATGTGTAATAAACACTTGCGGAGTGTAAGGAAACACCATAGAGTTTTGTGTTTCTTTTAATGGTGCTAATATTGTACTGCTACCATATGCTCCACCAGGTGGAACAGAAATTCTAACACGCCAGTCTGCGTTTGTTCCAGTATCCCACGAACCTGAAGCAAAAGACGATGTATTATCTGGGTTGGCTCCGGGAAGAATATTAAATGTTCTTAATGCTCTGCCAAAATTTGTATCAGATACTTCATCAATAACAGCTTGCTTTGCAGTATTAACAAGACTATTACCTAGATTCTTTAAAAAACTCATAATGCTCTCCTATATACATTATTTAGTTGACTTTTTAAACTATGTATATTATAATAGTTGTAACACATTTACTTTAGGAGATCTAATGAGAAAAGTTAACTATCTTAATAATAAAGATTTATTATTAGAAATACACAAGTCAAAATCATCGTTTTCAAGCTTTGTAGAAGCACAATATGCTCAATATGATATTATTTTGCCCGATATTGACAAAATTAATATTAGAACAATTGCAGAAGCAAAGAGAAATAAAGCAAAAAGACTAAGCCAGGGCGATTATCAGTCACGCAAAGAAGCAGGTGAGAAAGTTAAACAAGCAGAATGCGAAGTTGACTACCGAAAGATTACAAAAGAAGAATTAATCTTTAGAATTATGACCTTTGATCATATTCCGGAAGAGCCTGGGCGAAAAAAGAACCCAAAGACAGTAGCTGACAGAAGAGTAAAACTAAATTTTCCTCCATACCAACATTATAAATTTAATGAAGACGGCGAATTAGTGTGCGTTGGAAAAAGTCACTGGGAAGGAGGCATGGAGAACGGTTTCTTTAATCTTAAAAAAGGTCAAGCAACTAACAAACTTGCTATGATGTGGATGAAGTTAGTTGATCGTTATGCTACTCGAGGCAATGTGCGTGGATATACTTACAACGATGAGATGAAGGGACAAGCAATTCTTCAATTATCACAAATTGGTTTGCAATTTGACGAAAGTAAGTCTAATAATCCGTTTGCATACTACACAGCCGCAGTTACTAACAGTTTTGTGCGTGTTATCAACTTAGAAAAGCGTAATCAAAACATTAGAGACGATATTCTCGAAATGAATGACTTAAATCCAAGCTACACTAGACAACATGCCGGTGAATGGGAAGCAGCAGTAAAGCGTGAACAAGAATCTAGTAAAAAATAGATTGACCTTAAACGATTTCTAGTATATAATAGATGTATAACTACGGAGAAAATACGTTTTGTTTAAAAAAGCAGCTGTCTTTACAGACATACACTTTGGATTAAAAGGTAATAGTAAAGTACACAATCAAGACTGTGAAGACTTTATTGATTGGTACATAGAACAAGCAAAAGCTGCCGGTTGCGAGACTGGTATCTTCTGTGGTGACTGGCATCATAACAGAAATAGTCTCAATCTTACTACTATGGATGCAACAATCCGTAGTATGGAAAAGCTAGGCAAAGCATTTGAGCAGTTTTTCTTTTTTGATGGCAATCACGACTTGTATTATAAAGACAAACGTGATGTTAACAGTACTGCTTTTGCAAAACACATTCCAGGTATTACGTTTGTAGACGAAATTACTACAATCGAAGACGTAACTATTGTGCCTTGGCTTGTAGGCGACGAATGGAAAAAGTTACGCAAGCTAAAAAGCAAGTATGTATTTGGGCATTTTGAGTTGCCTAGCTTCTATATGAACGCTATGGTGCAAATGCCCGACCACGGAGAGCTTAGAGCAGAAGACTTTGCTAATCAGTCTTATGTTTTTAGTGGACACTTCCACAAACGTCAGCAACAAGGTGTAGTA